GACCAGTAATCCGGCCATCTACATCTAGGAGGTGCGTCCGTGGCAAATACAAAGCGGCCCCGCACCGGCGAGCGGCGGCAGATAAACCAGCCCCTGAAAATCGATAAGCTACCGCCCGAGATCCACGAGGCGGTTCTCACCTTGCGCAATCGGCTTGGAAAGACGTGGGAGGAGATTGAAGCGCTGAGTGCCGCCCCAAAGGATAAGGGCGGCTTTGTGGACTGGGAGAACCTGCCGCTGCCGGTGTTGGAACTGTTTCCTGAAAAGCATCTCCCGCATAGCTCACTCCACCGCTGGTATGACCTCCGAGTCACCCAGGTGCGCCGCGATGTGGAGCAACGCAGTGTGATAGCCCGCCAGCTCGCCGAGAGCTTCGCCAAGAGCGTGGTGACAGGTCAAAACGAGGCCGTGACCAACGCGGCGCGCGACCAGTTGATGAGCCTGCTGGCTGAGGATCTGACACCGAAGGGGCGTACGAATGCAGCCAAGGGGCTGATTGCCCTGGCTGAGATCCTGCAATCGGCGCGGGCTAACGATATCAAGGAGCGCAGGGTTGCGGTGGATGTCAGGCGCATCAAGCTGCTCGAAGATCGCGAAAAACAAGCGCGAGAGCGGATTGATCAGGCTACACAACAGGCGGCCAAGAAGGGCACCGGCCAGTTCTCGATCGACGACATCAATCTGCTGCGCGAGAGGACCTTTGGCCTGCCGCCAATTCAGGTGGCTTCATGATTCAGGTTCTCGATCATGAAATCCATCTGCCGGCTGTCCTGCAGATGCGGCCCTACCAGCAGCGCTGGATCGACGATGAGACGCGTTTCAAGTGCGCGGTAAAGTCGGCGCGCATCGGCTATTCATTCGCCACCGGATACCGGGCGGATGAGAAATCAATGCGCATCCCAGGTCGCACGACGACCGTGCTCAGCGCATCGAAGGCGCAATCGGTTGAATTCGTCGAGACCTGCGCGAAGCTGTGCCAGCTCATGGGCGGAACAGCACAGATGGTGGCCAACGAGGACTTCGTCGACGCCATCGGCCGCATCGAGGCGATCCAGAGCAAGATCACCTTCCCGAACGGCAGCCGTATCATCGCCCTGCCCGCTAACCCTCGTACGGCGCGCGGATATCCAGGCGACGCAGTGCTCGACGAATTTGGGCATCACGAGGACAGCTATGCGATCTTCGCGGCCGTCTTCCGCCAGGTGGCGTTGGGCAACTCGCTCGAAGTGCTGTCTACGCCAAACGGTGAGCAGGGTAAGTTTTACGACATCGCGCGTAACCTTGGCCTCGATCTGGGCGTCGCGCCGTCCACTTTACCTGTCAAAACGGATGGATGGAGCGGCCACTGGGTGGATGTGCACGCGGCGGTCGCCGACGGCTGCCCGATCGACATAGAAGGAATGCGGCGCGGCCTGAACGACGACGACACCTGGAACCAGGAATTCTGCTGTGTCTTCCTTAAATCGACTGGCGCCTGGCTGACATTGGAACTGATCGCGGCCTGCGAAGATGCCGGAGCCACTATTGACCTGCCTCCGGGCTTCCATCCACGCGGGACGCTGAACGCTGGAATTGACGTGGGCCGCTTCCATGACGGCTCCTGCCTGTGGCTGGATGAGCAGATCGGCGACGTTGCCTGGACCCGAGCGGTCATCAAGCTCTACGGCATGACGTTCCCAGACCAGGCCAAGCGCCTGAATCCAATCGTGCGCATGACGACCAGGTCGGCGATCGATATGACCGGCATGGGCGTGGGTCTCTACGATCTTCTCAATCTGGAAAACGAAGGCCGGCTCATGGGCATCAGCTTTGCCGGAACAAACGACCAGGGAGTGAAGATGAAGACCGACCTGGCTATCCGGATCAAGAAGCGGATGGAGCAGCATCGCAGCCGCTTGCCTTACGACCCGCAGATCCGGACCGAGCTGCAGGCAATCAAGCGCCAGGCAACATCCTCTGGAGTTACGTTCGACGCGCCACGCATCGAGGTGGACACGGCCGTCGCGGGCGGCCCGAGGCAGAGGCACTTTGCCCACTCCGATGCATTCTGGGCAAAGGCCCTGGCAGACCTGGCCGCGGAATCCGCGCCCTACACGCTTGGAATGACGGAGAGTCCGATTCCGAGCAGCTACTCGCAGAGCGGAGGCTATCTCTGATGGCAGATGATCCGATTCAAGCAGTACCCCCTATGCCGCCGGCTGGGGAGATCGTAGGCGAACAGAAGCTTTACCAGGCGCAGGTCTCGCTCTATCAGAACGCATTGGCGTTCGGCGGCCAGCGGAACCCCAGCTCTATCTGGGGCTCGATGGTGCGCAACGAGGCAATGGCAATCCTGCACTATCGCGAGCTGGAAGATAAAGACGAGGACGTCGGCAACGCCCTGGATACTCTCAAGCTGGGAGTGCTGGAGAGGGAGCGCAGCGTGCGGCCAAAGGATGACTCAGGCCTGGCGCAGGATGTGGCCTTGTTCGTCCAGCAGCAGCTCGACGAGTTGCCCAACTTCCACGGCACCCTCGATTGCATGCTGGACGCCCCAGCTTATGGATTCAGTGTCCAGGAGATGATCTTCGATACCAGCATGGGCCAAGCATCGCTGTCCGAGATCAACGATTGTCCCCAGGAGTTATTTCTCTTCGGGCGTCGGTTCGAGCCGCAGATCGGCCAGCTCCAGCTCCTCGACTCTCCCTACATGATGGAAGGCACTCCGGTACCTGAAGAGAAGTTCCTGATCTCGACCTATCGGGGCCGGAGCCGGAATCGTATGGGGCGCCCGCTTCTTCGCAGCGTCTTCTGGCCGAGCTGGTTTAAGCGGAACATGCTGACGCTCTGGCTGCGCTACGCGGAAAAGGGACCTGGGACCGCTGTGGTTCGCTACCCGGACGGCGCGGATGTGGCCGCGCGCCAAAAGGCCGCGCAGATTGCCCAGGCCATCATTAGTGATGCGGCGCTCGCGATGCCGGCGAACATGACCTATGACCAGGAGCTGCTGAAGATCGCCCGCGCTCTGGACCCAGCGGTCTACAAGGAACTCTTCCTTCTCATGCAGTACGCGATAGCCCGGCGTGTCCTAGGCGAGACGCTAACCACCTTCGGTAATGAAGGCGGTGGTGGCTCCAAAGCGCAGGGAGACACCCACGCAGACACGCTCGAAAAGAAGACAGTCGAGTTATGTCGCGGGCTGATGTCAACGGTCAACCGCCAGCTCGTGCGCCCGCTTGTATTGTGGAACTTCGGCCCCAACGCGCCGATGCCCACATGGGCCTTCGATCTCGAAGAGGATGAAGACCTGGCGGCGCGGATCGGCATCGACTCCGCCCTGCAGGGAATGGGCGTGCCGATGACGGTGAGTTACCTCACCGATCGCTACGATGTGCCCCAGGCTGCGATTGAGGACAAGATCGCGGTTCCTGGAGTGAATGCCCCCTCAGTCGCCATTCGCGATTCTTCGGCTGCCTCGTTCTCTGAGATTGCCGACGTGGTGCGCGACGAACTGGACGAGTACGACAGACTCTTCGCGGGTTTGAAGAAAGAGTCTGTCGGACTTTACAAGGCGCGGGTGAAGGAAATCGCGGACGCCGTGCAGCCAGCCGAGGCAAAGTAGTGGCGCTGCATTTCCATCACGGCGCGATGCACGATGCTGCGGTGCAGCATCACATTGGCAACCTGCTGGCCCGTCGCCTCGCCGCCGGGAACATCCTCGGCCGCGTACAGATCCTGCGCCAGGTCAAGCGGCTTACGGGCAAGCGGCTGCCAATGGTGGCCAGCTCGCGGATCGGCCTTCACTACAGCGAAGACCCCACGGATCTGACTGCGGGATTCTCAACCGATCTTCCCTCGGATAACATTGCCGATTACATCGGCAACCTGGTGCCGGTCTCGAAGGATATCTTCGACGGCCTGACGGCACAATACCGCAAGGATGCCTTTACACTGGCAGGCGCTGCCGATGTCCGTCTGATCGCGAAGATCCGCGACGAGCTGGCGGCGGTGGCCAAGGAGGGCGGAACCGCAGCCGACTTCGAGGCGGCGGTCAACAAACTGACTGACGATGCGGGAATCGCGCGGTTGAATGCATTCACGCTCGACACCGCATTTCAAACGGCCATGCAGAAGGCATTCAGCCTGGGCCGCTTTGAGCAGATGCGAGATCCCGCAGTGACCGACGTATTGCCGTTTTGGCAATACTGGACGCTCGGTGACGATCGCGTGCGTCCCGAGCATGCCGTAATCGACCAGTTCACCGCGCGAGCGGAAGATCCGGTCTGGATGAAGATCTATCCGCCGAACGGCTTCAACTGCCGCTGCTCGGTTGTTCCAGTACTCGAAAGTGAAGCGCTGAAAGCTTCCCCGGATGCAAGTGAGCCAGGCTACTCCAGACTCCCGCTGCTGGCT